CGCGTTCGGAGCTGGCGGGGAGATTGGACCGAAGGCGAATCGGATGCTGAATGCGGTACTCGATCGCCCCGCTGTCATGCAGGCATGGAAAGAAGCGGAGACGATGGCCGCCAACGCCGGCATGAAGCCGAAGGAAATGGACCCGAGCAATTTGCAATTCATGCACTACATCAAAAAAGCGCTCGACGATCTAGTAAGCAAGGCGGCGGCATCGAAAGCGGACACGGGGCCGAACGCGCTTCGTTCGCTGACGAATCCCGAAGGCGGAGCAAAGCCCGCGTTCCTGAATATGCTCGACGAAATTTCCCCGCTGTACGGTATCGCGCGCGGCAACTTCGCCGAGAATAGCAAGCCGATCGATCGCATGACGACGTTGCAAAACATCATGCAGCGCTCGCAGCTCGCGACGCCGAACATTGCGCAAGACCCGGTTATGTCGCTCGGCGGCTGGCGTCGCGCCGTGAATAGCCCCGAAGTGTCGGACAAGTTTAGCGGGCTGTTGCCGGAAGATACCGAAATGCTCGGCAACGTCACGCGCGATTTGAAGCGAACGGCCGCGACGGCAGCTTCGGGCACTCCGATTAAATCGGACACTGCGCAGAATCTTGCGACGAGCAACGTCATCAGCGCCGCGCTCGGCAAGAGCGATCCGACGAGCCCGCTTGCTCGGATGCTTTCCTACCCGCTGAAAAAAGCGTACGAGTGGAGCGGCGCCAACAAGGATATGTTCGAATTGCTCGTGAAGGCTGGCGTCGATCCGCAGTTGGCGGCGCAGCTTATGCGCGCGGCGCCGACGCCGGCAGCTCGGACTTCGCTTAAAAATCTGCTCGCCGATCGCGCTCGCGCGACGACGCTCGGCGCCGGGATCGGCGCGATGCCTACAGCAGAATCAGTCGGATTAGGGCAATGAACGGGGAATACAGAATCGCGAGCGCCACGATTAGCGCGATCCAGCCGATCGCGGCAGCGATGCCGTTGAAGATCGGCGGCGGCGGCGGATTCATCGGATCGAACGGCTCCGTTAGATTGTCGAGCCGTTCGCGCATGGTCTTGTCCACAAAGGAAAGCATAGCATGGTCGCTGCCGTAGGGTACTACCCGCGCTTTCGCTCGTACGTTCCGGCAACCGGGCTGCCGAATGTCGGCGGCACCGTGCAATTTTTTGTCGCCGGCTCGGCAACCCCGCTTCCCGTCTATAGCGATGCAACGCTAACGGTCCCGCTCGCCAATCCGTTGACATTGGACGCGAACGGCGAAGCCCTGTTCTACACCGGGGCCGGCGTCGCTTATAAGCTCACGGTCAAGGATGCGTCGGCCGCGCTGATTTGGACCGAAGATAACATCATCTTCGGCGGCGGCAGCGGATCGAGCGTTGTCGGTAGCTCGTCGGAATGGGTAGCGGTATCCGGCACTCCGACATTCATCGATGCGACGCATTTCGCGTACGTCGGCGATCAGACGGCAACCTTCACGGTCGGGCGTCGATTGAAGCCAACTGTCACGGCTGGCACGGCGTACGGCACCGTCGCGGCCGTCTCGTTCTCTGCCGGCAACACAACCGTTACAACGCTCAATGACAGTACAGCGCTCGACTCGGGATTATCGAGCGTGCAAGTCGGCTTGCTCGATCCCGCGCATATGTCGATGCCGAATTACAGTACGGCGATTCGGAAAAACTGGCTCACAAACGGCGCGATGATGATTGCGCAACGTGCCAATCTAGGGACGCCGGTTACGCTGGCGGCAGCGGCCGGCTACACGCCTTGCGATCGCTGGCAGGGCAAGACCGGCGCGGGCGGCAACGCCACGTTTACGCAAATCGGCACCGTCAATTTGCTCAATGGCTTTCCGTTCGCAATGCGCGTGCAGCGCGTCGCCGCCAATGCTGCGGTAACGCCGATCCAGCTCGCGCAAAGCCTGGAGACGGTCGACTCGGTAGCGCTGAACGGACAAACGATGTTGCTGTCGTTTTGGGCGCTGATCGGATCGAACTATTCGGCCGCCGGCAATCTACTTAACGTGCAAGTGATTGGCGGAACCGGCGTCGATCAGAACGTGCTCGCCGGCTACACGGGCGCAGTGGTACAAGTGAATGCGAACGTCAACATCGGCCCGGGTACGTGGAACAAGTTTCAGCTCCCGCTATTCGGGATGCAGAGTGCCGGCGCGCAGGAATTCGGCGTTGTGTTCACTTACACGCCAACCGGCGTCGCCGGGATCAACGATACGTTTTCGATAACCGGCGTGCAATTGGAGACGGCGCCGCTTCCCGGCAACGTCGCGGCGAGCGACTTCGATCATCAGCCGTTCCCGATCATGCTGGAGCGCTGCCAACGCTACTTTCAAAAGACATTTCCCTACGGCACGACGCCAGCGAACAATGCGGGGCCGGGCGGCGCCGCTATGAGCCTTGCCAAGCGCGCCGCAGCGGTTGCCGACGGGCTCGTTTATGAATGCGTCGTGCCGATGCGCGGCACGCCAACCGTGGCGAGCTTCAATCCTTCGGCGGCGAATGCGCAAGCGCGCGACGCGACAGGCGCCGTCGATTGCTCGGCGATCGCATTCGCCAACGCCAGCTTTAACGGCGTCGCCGTTACCTTCACTGCCAACGCGGCGACGGCGATCAACAATTTATTCGAAGTGCACCTTACCCTGGACGCGGAGCTGTGACAGTGGCGGCGCACCCGCTCGACGATGTTGCAAACACCGATTGGGGCCAGCAACAGGAGCGCCGGCACCGGGAGAATCTTGATCGTTTTGACAATCTCGGCAAGCAATTAAAACTGTACTACGATACCGACCAAAAGGAACACGCGGACCTAGAAAGGCGGCTCGACGTGAGCGATGCAGAGCGCAGGAGCTTGCGCACCGAAGTCGGCGAAAACACGGAGCTGACGAAAAAGATTAAAGCGGATACGGCAACGATCGTCGGGCTGACGAGGGCAGCGCGGAGCGTTCGCATTTTCCTGGCGTGGGCGATCCCGATTATTTGTACACTGATAACCGCGTATGTTACGTGGACAGTGAAAAAGTGAAGGGGCAGCAATGAAGCGTTTATTTGCAATCTGTTTAGTCGCCGTGGCAAGCATGATCGCGGGCGCCGCGCTCGCCGATCCGTTCGACGAAAAGCTATGCACGACAATCCTGCTCGACAATCAACCGCACTCCGATGGATGCGTTACCTTCCACGGCTTCACGCTGGCGGAAGTGCAGCAACATCGCGCGCGGATCATGCCGATGATGACGGACGCCGCAACGAAAAATTCCGGCGGCCCGTACACCGTCACGCTGTCGGAGACGACAACCGACACGGCGAGCGGCACGAAGGGCGGAGCTGGCGATATGACATTCACGGGCCTATCGTTGAAACAGGCGGCGCGGCTTGCGCGGCTCGGTTTCAAGTCGAGCGATACCATCGCGGCGAATGCCGAAGCGCACGGTGCGAAAGGCAAGCGGCATCCTTGGGGGCCGAAAAAGGATTGACGCGTGGAGCCGTCCGACAATCTACTGAATTTCCTTCGCCAATGGGAAGGCGTCGGCGGCAAGCCCGAGCTGTCGGCGTATCTCGATACCGGGCACGTCTGGACGATCGGCTACGGGCATACGGGGCCGGAAGTCGGCCCCGGCATGACGATTAGCGCCGACGAAGCGGAGACGTTGCTTGCGCATGATCTAGCATTGCCGGCGAACATGGTCGATAAAATGTCGCTCGTGCCGCTGTCGCAATGTCAGTACGATGCGCTGTGCGCCTTCGCGTTCAACGTCGGCGCTACAGCGTTGCACGGCTCGACGCTGTTGAAGCTCGTAAACGCCGCGCAGTACGATCGCGCGGCCCTGCAATTTACCCGATGGGATCATGACCATACGGGTGCGGAAATAGGGGGATTGTATAAGCGTCGAGTGGCAGAGCAGCGAATGTTTCTCGACGCCGATTATTCAATGCGACCATGAAGATCAATTTACCCGATTGCAACGTGTGTTCGTTCGCGTATTGGCTTTGGAGCCGATGCGTTTCCCTTAACTTGAAAGTGCACCTTGAAAGGCATCGCAAAATGAAGATCGGAGACAAAGGCGTAGCAACGATTGCCCCGACCGCACAGGGCAACCCGGCGACGGTGCAAGCCGTCGTTTACAACGTCGCCCCGCCCGACGCGTGGAAAGTAACGCCGGCCGACGATGGACTGTCGGCGGCCCTGGAGGCTGTCGCCGCTGGCGGCGCTTCCGTTCTCACTGTTACCGGCGTCAATGTTGCCGGCGTAACGCTGTCGGAAAGCGCCGATCTGCCGGCCGTCGACGCCGCAGTACCGGCGGCCGACAAGCTCAATCTGACGGTGACGTTCTAGCCGTGACGAAAAAACAAGCGACGGGCACGCTCGATGCGATCCGCGTTTCGACGCTGTTCGTCGTCGGGTTTACCCTGTCGCTTGTCGTCGTCGTGCAGTACGGCGATATGCTCTACAAGATCAATTGGGCGATCGTCGCGCTCGTGTTTCTGTTGTCATTCGGTAGCTTCATGCTCTACCGCTTCAACGCTAAGAGCGGGAACAAGTACGATCTGCTCGATCTAGTAATGACGAAGGGCGTCGCCGACGCCGACAAACATATCGTTTGGCTGTTCGCCGGCCTATCCGCTTGGGTGATCGTGCAAAAAGTTTTGCTCGATCCTAGGGGCGATATCACTGGACTGCTAACGCTCGTGCTCGGCACGTTCGTTGCAAAGCAAGCTGTCGGCGCGATCGCCGACGCCTGGAAAAATCGCCCCGCGTCGCAGCAAGGCGGCGGCGACGTGAATGTAACCGGACCCGGCGCCGCAGTTGACGCCACAACGAAAGGCGCATGATGGACAGCGAAGCTCTACTCCGATTGCTCTCGATGTTGACGCAAGGCGGGCGCGGAGTATCGACGCCCGGCCCGGCCGCCCCGCCGACGCAGCTCCCGCCCGACTATGCAGCTCGTCAGCTCATGGGCGGCGGGATGCTTGGCGGCCCGCTGGCGGCCCGTGGCGCTGCGCTTGGCGATCCTACCGGCCCCGCCGCCGACTCTGCCGGCGCGATCGCGGCCCTTGCCGCGCAAGCCGGCGCGCGCCCGGCGCAACAGGAAATGCAACAGATTGCGGGAATGCCGCCGGGCGGCGTGTTCTCCCGGCCCGACGATCCGAGCACAATGAATCCGGCGGAGCTGTTGGCGTACATGAAAGCGCACAACATCAAAAAGCCGAGCGGGCTCGACGAGCTAATCGCGTTCATGCAGAAAGCGGCAGCTCCCGCGACGGCCGCCGCCAGCTCGGGCGCGAAGTCGCTGGCGTCGATTTTTTCCGGCAGCAATCCGTGATCCCGGGAATTCCGTCGCCCTGGATCATACTCGGCGCGGTCGTGTTCCTGGCCGTCGCGTGCGCCGCGTCTTATCACTTCGGCACGACGACGCAGGAGAATGCCGACAACGCGAAGATCAACGCGGAAAAGCTGGCGAGCGAGCGCGCCATCGCTGCGGCGAACGATCGACGGTATAACGCCGTCGCCGATCTTGTCGTGAATCAGGCGAAATCCGACGAGCTGCACGCGCAACAGCTCGCCGAAGCGCGCGCGAACGTGCAAGTTGTAACGCGCGTCATTCAATCAAAGGTGATCGAATATGTCACGCCGAAAGCTGATGCTGCCTGCACTATTCCTGTTGGCTTTGTGCTCCTGCACGACGCAGCCGCCCGTGGAGAAGCAACCGACAGTGCGCTTGCCGCCGCTGCCGCAAATGCCGGCGGCGTCGACAACCCCTCTGGAATTGCACTCTCTACCGTCGAGCGCACCGTCGCCGAAAACTACGGCGCCTGCTCCGATTGGAAAACCGAGCTGATCGCGTGGCGCGCTTACAAGCCGGCGCTGCAACAGTGGTACGACAAACTGCAAGGGGCAATCCAATGAACGATGAAGTTTCAAAGCTGGAGCAAAAGTCGCAGCCCGTGATCGATTGGATCAAGGCGCATCCGAAATTTTGTTGGACCGTGCTCGCCGTCGTGATAGTGCTCGGCGTCGGCATCAAAATCGGATCGAAGTTTGCCGGATGATCCACAGCCCGTCTCGGGGCACGAGCTGCACGCGGCTTTCGACAAGCTGCGCGAGCTAATCCAGCGGCTTTATCACGAGCTTGTTGAAGCGCGGCGCGACAACAAAGAAACGATCGCGATTATCAATCCGCGTCGCCGCCGCGACGATCCGCCGCACGGCGACGACAAGCCCGAGAAAAAAACACCCGACTAGCGCGGACCATGCGAAGCTAATCGCGATCGCGATTAGAAAGGCGAGCTTCAAATATCCCCCGCGATCCCGTCGAATCCTGTTATCGCTTTGACGTACACGGTATCGGGCCACTTGCACGTTGCGCGCACTCGCGCCGCAAATTCGTCGGCCGCATCGCGAACGTCATATTTTCGGGACAAAGCCACGGGTTGAGATTTTTCGCCCGTCGCATCGTCGGGCACGCCGAACACGCGCCAGCCTTTGACGACGATCTTAGGCATGATGCCGCAACAGCTCGATCAGCTCGCGCGAGTGGCGCCCTGGTAGCGGCAGCTCCCGCACTTCGGAGCCGAAGCGCTTTGCATTCAGCGGCGTCATGCGAACGTCGGCGCCTGGATACCAACCGATAATCGACCAATGCCCGGCGCCTGGATCGTTCAGCATACTTTGCGCGATCAGGAATGCGTTTGCGCTTAGATCGCGATTGTTGCCGACGATCATCGATTCGCGCTCGACGCCGAGCCCCTTCACTTCGATAGCGAAGTCGCGCACCTTGAATTCTGTCGGCCGGCTGTCGCCGTCGAATGAAATATCGTGCACGTACGCGATGCCGTAGCGATCGAGCCAAATTTCGGCGGCATCTTCGCCGATGTAGCCCTTGTAATAACGCTGGAATGCGTTACCGCTCTGCCCGTCATAGTTGACGCGGCCGGCGAGCTTGCGGGCGACAGCTTCGGCGCGCTCGCGACACTTCGCGATGCGCGCCGGGCTGACGTACACGTTATGCCCGCCATACTTGTTCACCGGCCGCGCCCTGTTACTGAACGTCGACGACGACGGCCGAAATGTTCGGCGGCGGCAGCGTGATCGAGCTGTGATCGAACGTCTGCTCCCAACCCGCGAAGTCGCCGCCGTTGTCGCTCGGGTGATACGCCCAAACCCAACCCTGCATCGCCCAATGCTGGCCGCGCGGCCCGCCATAGGGGCCGAAGGCTGCGCCCTTCCCGAGCTGGCCGTACTTGTTGAAATAGCTGTTGATAACCTTGACACCCTGCGTCAGCATCAGCGCTTGATACGCGTAATCCATCGGCGAATCCTTGCGACTGTGCGCGCCGAGCCAAGCGTATGCGGTTTGCTCGTCGCGCGCTTCGATCCGGCGGAAGCGATCGAGCCCGCTTTGCTGCTCGCCCGTCAGCTTCGCATTCGGATCGGGCGGCACGGGTTGCAGAACATGATGCTGTCCGCCTTGCGGTTGATCGGCTGCCGGCGCTGGCGCCGAAGTCTTGCCTTTAATTTCCATGTTGTGCTTACTCCAATGTATGCCGTCGCCCCGCGCTTGTTATGGGGAAAGCGAGCAGCCCGAGCGCGGAGCAAAGCGAGCTGTCATTAAATCGTTTCTGTCCGCCGTCCGGTCGCTGCGCAAGATAAATGCGGCCGTCGTCAGTGAGCACGTTCCAGTAGCGCGAATATCGCTCGTCCAATTCCAGATACCCGGCTTCGCGCATCCTGGCAAGCCGCTTCGCTGCGCTCTGTAGCGTCAAATCGAAGTGATCGCGGAGCTGCGCCGTCGATATCCCGCCGGCCGACAGCGCACGTTCTAACGCCCAATGGCGAATTACAACGTCCGATTTTATTCGACGATCGCTCACGGCCGATACACCATCGATCGCCACTGCATCGTCGGCCTGGAGTGAGCGCACTTTTTCGTCGACGGTGCGTAGCCGTCCGCCTTGATGATGCAATCGCGCCGGCACTTGACGGCGACGGAGCCCCAAGCGCGGGGATCGGGCGGCGGCGGGAGCCCGCGCTTTTCGGCGTAGGCTCGCACCGTCTCCGTCGCGAAGCGCTCGTTGTGGCGGGCGAACACGAGCAAGTGCGCCCTGGCGAGCAGAATCCAGCCCGCCGGCCCGCGCTCCAGCCGTTCTATAGCCCCGCTGCGCTGCGCTGTCGCCTTGCCGGCCATGATGCCCCGCTCGACTAGGATAAGGTCGCCAGCGCTCATTTTGCGCCTTGCAGCTCGATCTTGCGCAGCCGGGCGGCGTCGCGGAGCTGCGCGAAGTCGGGCGGCCCGAGCTTGTCGCCGAGCGACAGCGCCAAGTCGACGGCATCATCGTTGATCGACTGTTCTACCATCGTCAACAGCTCGGGCAGCGTCGGGGCCGGCGGCTGCGGTTGCTGGCTCCCCTTCGCACGTTCCGCCGCGCGCTTTTTGGCAGCGTCGAATGCTTCGTCGAAGCCCGGGCCGCGCTGCGGCTTTGGCTCCGTCCCTTCGCGCTGCTCCGCCGCCAGCTTTTCCCCCAAAGTGGGAGCCGGCGAAGATCCCGGCTCGAGCTTTTTCGCGTCAAGTGGGGCGTCGGCCGTTTTCATGGGCTCCGCCTTTTCGGTTTTTTCCGGCCCATTGTGGGAATCGGGAGTTTTTGCGCTCGCCGTGGCGGCCGGCTTTTCGCCTTCGATCGGCTCGCTCGGGCCGCCGGGCATATACGTTCCTTCAATCGCATCCTTGATGCTCAAATCCTGCTCGCCATTCTCGGCCGCAGCTTCTAACGCCATTGCAGCTTCTAGCTCGGGGCTTGACGGCATATATTTAAGCACTTGCAGGAGCGGAATTTTGCGCGCGTACATTTCCCAATTGTCGTGTGCGTAGTGCTTGTCGCCGACTTTGTTGTATCGCTTGAAGTGGCGCTTTACTTTTTCGTTCGTCCAAACTTCGATGACGGGAAAATCGTTCCCCTTGATGCGTCCGACCGCATAGACGAACAGGAGCTTTGCCGGATCATCTTCGCTGCCGGGCTTGTGTTTGACGAACGGATTGTCGCCTAGCTCATAGTCGAATTGATCGCCCGCGAACACGGCGCCCGTCCACACTGCGCAGCGGCCCGTGCGATTCGCCAGCTCGACGAGCCCTTTCCAGCCTGGAATAAACTGCGCTTCCATCTTGCGCTTGCTGTTGTTGTAGTACGGGATCATGTACGCGCGGCCGTTCAATCCAATTTCCAGCCCGAGCTGCGCCGATTGAATGACGCAAGCGAATACGCTCGCCGGCTCGCACTCGGCGAGTTTCGGATTCATCCGGTATGCAGTGAGCGCGATGCGCGCCATGCGATCGGCCTTGATATGCTGCGGGAGCGCTGCCGCGATTTGCGATTTGTACATTTGCAACATCGCGGGAAAGCTCTGCACCGTTCGCGCAACGCTCGTGCCTTCGCTGCCGGCTGCGGCGCGCAAGTCTTGATTGCCCATTATTCCGGTCCCTCCAGTTGTGGCAGCGCATCGTCGGCGCCAATGCCGCCGGTCGCTCCCTTTTTGAAACGTCCATCAATGTAGCTCGATGGCTCGACGACGTAGCCGCGCCGCTTTACGGTCTTGCGAATGAACAGCTCCCCGTCGTCAAAATCGAGCACGCCGGCATTTTTCATCGAATGCAGCAAATGCGCCTTCGCCACGTCGCGCGCTTCGCTGTAGTGGCCGATCCACTTCGCGCAATCCTTGTACATGGTGCGCCATGCCCGCAGCGCATCGTCGGCCTTTAGAATCTCCGTTGCATTCGGATTGCTAAACATCAGCTCCGCCGTTTCGAGCGCACGGGGATGCGCAAAGTCGATTGCCGGCGGCGTTTTGCTCTCGATCAGCTCCCAAAACTTTTGGGCTTCCGACAACAAATACTTGTCGATCGCCGCATCGCGCTCCAACGTGTACACGCGCAAGTCATCGCTGCCAAGCAATGCGACGATGCGCCCGAGCGGAGCATCCAACGCGATCATTTGCCAATGCAATTGCGTGCAGTAGTACGTCGGCGCTTCGTCCGTTCCCGACTTGCCCCATTGCCCGCGCGTGTACTCGCTGGCGCTTTTTATCTCAATGGGGATCATCGTTTCCGGCCCGATCCGCTCTATCCGGTCGACTTGGGCGCGAAAGTGCTGCGCCTGCGGAAGCGTGCAATCTATTCCAGACTCCAGCGGCGTGCTCGTCTCCAGCTCGTAGAGCTGCGCGATTGGAGCTTCTAAAATCTTGCCGCGACGCTGCGCCTTGTTTTCCTCGTCGGGCCGTTCCAGCTCGCCGATCTTTTCAAGGAAAAGGCGAAGCCGGTCTTTCCACGGCGACAGCCCAAGCAACCCGGCGATATCGCTCCCGCCGAGAAAACCTTTACGTTCCATTTTTATGCGCTCCCGGTAGACACTCGACGACGCCAAAGCCGTAACACCGCATTCGCGTGCCGGGCCAAATGACACAGCGGCACCGCACGCAAATATGCGGCATGATCGCGCGGCGAATTTTCATTCCGGCTCGGCGCTCGCATCTTCGACGGGAAACTTCGCGCCGTACTGGATTAAATGGTCTTGATCGGCGATCGGAGCTTCGTAAATCTTTTTCGTGTAGTAGCGGATCGCGGCGGCTTCGGTGACGGCGCGGATTAGCGCGACGACGATTCCATTCTCGACCAATATGCGGATCGGGATTTTGCGCGACGGTTTCGCATCCCCCGGCGATCCGGCGGGCGCGACGGTTTCATTTGCCATGACAACACTCCCTTTCAAAAGATGGCTCGGGCGCGGCGCCTTGGAGACGCCAATCCCCATCGCTACTTGCGAAGGTACGCGAAATGCGCCGGCCCGAACCAAGCGTTATCGCCGCGCGACGCGCAGCGATTTGTTTTTGTGTTGCACTCCAGCTCGGAACAAAAGCCAATCATCGCCGAGCAGACGGATCGAGCGCAGCCACTTCCGGCGATTCGATTGCACTTGTCGCCAGCTCATACCGAGCAACAGCGGATAGACGGTGCGCGCCCAATGGCGCAGCTCACGCGGCGTTAGGCTCGACAGTCGCGACGGCGGCGGGCTCGGCGGCGACGCCAGCTCGGGCGATAGCTTTAGATTGTTGCGCATCGTTTCTCCAAATGTTTGCGCATCGGCCGGCGCCGATCGCGTGTGAAAATTCGTACGCTCCGCACTCGCACGCCTGCCGGGCGATCGGCGCGGCCGATGATGCGAAGTAATAACCCGGTAAAAACCCGGTTTTCATGCTGCCAGCTTCGGCGGCGGCTCGTCGCCTTCGCGCTTTTTCATGCGCTCGACGAGCATCGCATCGGCGTACAGATACGCCGCCGTCGATACTTGCGTCGTCAGCTTCACCGCATCCCCCAAGCTACTCGCGCCGCTGACGGGCGGGATCAATCGTTTCATGGCGACGAGCGCGATCGCGTCGCGCAGCGTCATGCCTGGATGATGCTCGCCCGGGAATGCCGGGCCGCCCTTGCTCGTCGGTTGCTGCGGAGTCGCCATCATTTCCCCTTTAGAACGTCCACGTCGACGAATACCACCATGCCCAAGCGTTGCGCGATCTGCCCGCCCGCGAACGAATCCTTGTGCCGATCCCAAAAGCCGCGACAACACGCCGCGTTGCTGCGGCCGGTATGATGGCACTGGCGATGCCTGGAGAATCCGCCGTGCCGATCCGCAACGTCCGCTTCTAGCTTTTTGATATCGAGCGGGCAAGCCGGCCGATAGATGCACGTCTTGCACATTCGACGCTGCACGCGGAAGCCAATGCGCTCGCTCATGATCGCGTTATCTTGCGGCTTTCCGCAACCGAAAGCAATAGCTCGGCAGCGTTTTTCCGAAACATTTTCAGAATCCCCGGCGATTTTCTGCTATGCGCCGTCGCGCCGGGCTCGGGCATACAAGGTTTGCAAATTCGCCAGCTCGGGCGTGCCGTCGATTTTCGGCATCAGCTTGACAAGCTCCGTCATCAGCTCGTCGAACACGAGCACGCGCCCGAGCGCTTTCGTCAGTAAGTCGACGTTATAGCCCGCATCGAACATCAGCTCGTTAAAGTCATCGTCGACGCCGCCGCTCGCGAATTTCGCCGTTACTTTTTTGTTTGTCGCGTCGACGCGCTCCGCGATGATTGTCGCGAGCGCTTTTCGCATTGCTTCCGTCCGTTGCCCTGGCGTTGCTTGCTCTGTCATTGCAATTCCCCTTTCGGATGATCGATCATGCGCCCTTCGAAGCGCGCGACAAGCTCGCGCAGTGCCGTGATAACGTCGGCGCGCTCCGCGTTGCTTATGTACGTTATGCGCGAATCGTCGCGATTGAACGGAAACGCGAGCAGAATAAATCCGACGCGCGGCGGCTTAACGCCCTTGTTCAGCTCCGCGTCAATCGCCGACGCGATCGCTTGCAGCTCCGCCAAGGCGCGCGGATCGATCATTGCAACGCCCTGGCGATGATGCGCGCCGCCAACAGCCCGACGCGCAGCCATACGAACACGTTTAACGCGGCGAGCCCGAACACGACGAGCTGCCAGCCGATCGCGAGCCGGGCGCGGCGCCGCGTCATGCCGGCACCGTGCCCGCCGCGTAGACTGTCGCGACGACGACGGCCGCGACAATCGCCAGCTCTAGCGCCCATCGTCGCAACGCTGCGCGATCGCGGCCCGTCATTGCGTCGCCTTCAAGTGATTCAGCCGGTCGAACGCGGCGACATATTCCGCCGTGCTCGGATCGTGCAGCGCCGGAAACTTGCGCACGGGCTCGGACTGTCGCGTGAATAAATGCGACGTTAAGCGCCACAAGCGCGCCTTATAGGACGGCTCGCCTTCGGCGCGCTCCCGCCTGAACGTATCGCGAGCGGTATACTCCCCGCGCATCGTAAGCGGCGCCCTGGCGGCGAGCTGCGCGGCCGACAGCCGCACGCGATCGCGGAGCTTCAAGCGCTTGCAGCCCGGCGGGCTCGCCGCCATCGCTTCCCATGCGAGCCGCGCCCGGGCTTCGGCATCCCTGGCGCGCAGTGTCGTCGCGATCCTCACGGCGCCGCCCGCATTTTTTCCATCGCAACGGCCGCCGCATCGCTCGCGCGCTCGTGCGCGGCTTCTATTTCCTCAATGCGCGCCGTCGCCAGCGTCATAAGCATTGAGCAATCGCCGAGCGCGTCGACGGGATCGCGGCGAGCCAATGCGAGAATGCCCCGCTTTAGCCAATCGCTTACCGCCGGATCGGCGAGCATGGTCTTGCAAACGTCGCGATAATTTTCGCCTTCGCACTCGACCGCTATCGTGATATTGCGTTTCATTTTGGCGTCTCCCTGTTTTATAGATTGTCGAGAATGAACACGGCCGCATCGCCGCGCCATACCACCGTGCGCCCCGCCGCGTTGCTGCGCATCGGCAAGCCGGAAAAGTGCGCGGCAATGTATGCCAGCTCGGCGCCATTCGCCGCGCACGTTACGATTTGCTCCGCGCCAACATCGAGCGACGGCGCCGGGCTTCCGACTTTCCAGCTTGCGTACATAATCACAACATCAGTAAATGCCCCGTCGTCTCCGTCGTCATAATGCGGATCGGCGCTCGTGCAGACGAGCACGGCGCCAGCTTGCGCAGCGTATAACGCGAGCGCGGCGGCGATTAGTTTGCGTTTCATTTTGGCGTCTCCATTGTTGACGGTGCAAAGCGCACCGGGCGCGCCTGATCGGCGCGCCCGCTACGTTTTACAATCGCTTCCCGCAGTGCCGGCACTCGACATTGCTCGCCCGCTGGCGCATCCGGCACGCGCTATTGCTGCACGTTACCATCGGCGAATCGCGACAGCTCCCGCCGGGCGTGAGCCCTGACAGGCGCCGATCGTGCGCCAGCTCCGCGCCCGTTAGCATTTGCTCGACGGTGCGGCCGGCGGAGCGCTCGACGTTAGCGCGCAGCGTCGCCGCGTTACCGGCTGCGGCTTCGATCGAGCGCACGCGCAACGCTGTAAGGCGATCGCCGAGCGCGCGCGCTTCGTCTTGCTCGTCGCCCGCAAGGCGCCCGCCAAGCGATTGCAATATCAACATGGCATCCCGCTTGCTCACGGTAAAGCGCCAGCTCTGCAACAGTGCCAAGTCGGCGCGCGGCTCGTCGTCGTGCTCTGTCGTCGTCATGATTGCACCGTCGAAAGTAACGCTTCGATCTTGTCGTGCTCGCGCGCCGTCCAATGCGCGGAGCCCGAGCCCGCGTCAATGCGCTTGCTGATCGCGCGGAGCGTAGCTAGCGCACTTTGCAGCTTGTGCAACGCGTCGACGATATCCGACGCGGGCACGATCCCGCCATCGTCGACGCGATACACCGCACCGCCGCACGCGAAAAACACGGCGCGAGCTGCCCGAGCTTGCGCGCGCAGCGCTTCGAATATCGCATCCGTTCGCGCCTTCACGATTGCACCTTGGCGGCGTAGTACTTGCGCGACTTTTCGAGCTTGGCAAGCGCACGGTGCGCGCGCGCTTGCTTGCGCGCCCATCGCACAATCGCCGCGTCGAGCTTGGCGAGCTTCGCCGCCTGCCGCTTGCGCAACGCGTCGGCCGGGCTCGCCCTGGCGCGCACGGGCTCGGGCGCCGGCTCGGGCTCCCTGGCGGCTGATAGGTCTATGCCTTCGAAGCGATGCCTTGCGGGCGCCGCCCTGGCGTTTAATCGTTTCGCTTTCATGTTGGCGTCTCCTGTGTCGGGCACTATGCCCGCCAAGGGCTCTAGATCGATCCTAGAGCCCTTGACGGATCGCGTGCTAGGCAAGATCGAGCGCGCGCTTTCCTGGCGCCTTGGCGGCCGTGCTAACGGCTTCGGCGCTCGATGCCGGGCGGGCACGTCCTACGCTCCAATCGCGGAGCCGCTTAACCTTTTCGGCTGCGGTCTTAGTAAGCGGCACGACAGTTGACGCGGCGGCGATTAAATCCTTTGTGCGAATCTCGCGCGCCTTATCATTGAACGCTGCAAATAGCGCGTCGGGCACAATCGCCGCAATTTCGGAGCCGGTAAAGCCTTCGCACGCCGCGCTAATCTGTTCGCTATCGATCGGCACTGATCCGCGCCCGTGCGCCTTCATTGCAGCGGCGACGACAGCGGCGCGCTCGTCAGCGTTCGGCACGTCGACGAAAAACAATTCATCGAATCGCCCCTTGCGCAACAGCTCGGGCGGGAGCCCTTCAACATCGTTCGCTGTCGCGACGACGAACGCTTCGCCTTGGCGCTCCTGCATCCATGACAGAATCGAGCCGAGCGCGTCAGACGATACGCCACCGTCAGCGCTGCCGCTCGTCGCGCCTTGCAACGCTTTTTCTATTTCGTCAAACCAGACAACACAGCGGCCGATCGCTTCAATAACTTTGAAAGCCTTGCGAAGATTCGATTCGCTTTCGCCGACGAATTTCGACTTTAGCGCGCCAAGGTCGACGCGCAACAGCGGCACGCCCCAAGCGGCTGCAACAGCCTTTGCCGTTAGCGACTTTCCGCAGCCGGGCACGCCAACGAGCATGACGCCGCGCGGCGCGGGAAGCCCATAATCCCGCGCTTGCTTGCTATACGCAGCCTTGCGCACTGTGAGCCAGCCTTTTAGATTCTCCAGCCCGCCAACGGCATCGAGCCCGCCCGGGATCGGGTCGTACCATTCCAAAATCCGCTCGCGCGCAATCACGCGCTTTTTTTCGCCGCTGACGATGGCGGGATCGATGCGGCGCGATTGCACGAGCGAGCGCGCGTAACAGCTCGCCGCTTCTTCGCCGCTTAGTCCGATCGCCGCATCGATCGCCGCTTCGCGCGTGCCGTTCGGCGCCGCAGCCGCTTGCAGCTCGTCGGGCAGCCCTGCAATAGCGCCATCGAGAATCGCCGCGACTTCGGCGCGGTCGGGCATCGGCCATTCGATAACGGTCGTATGCCCCGCCAGCTCGGGCGGCACGTCGCCGCTAGGCGAAAGCACGATGATTGCTTGCGCGCTCGCCTTGGCGGCCGTTGGCAAGCTCCGCGCTAAGTTGCGGAGCTGGCGCATTTGCACGGCGCCGCTTTGTCCCTGGAGCCATGCCGGAAGATCGCGCATGATCCACAATCCGCGCTCGTCGCCGCTCGTCGCGCGATTGCCGATCAGCGTAAGCATTGCAGCCGGATCGTTCAAGTCGCTGCCGAAGCGGGAGCCGTTAATATCGGCCGCGCCTTGCGCAACGTCCCAAGTGCGCGCGATGTAGCCGGCATTGGCGCCGGCTTCGAATAGCGAGCGCTCGACGCGCGCTTCTTCGCGCGTCACGATCCACAACAGCGAATTGCGAGCGCGGAGCAGCGCCGAAACGTCGGCCGCTGCGCGTATACCATTGTTGCTTGTCGTCGTCGTCATGTTCAATTGCTCCTGTTGTGGCGCCAGCTATAGGCGCCGGATTGAGTCGTGCTCTAGTGCCCCTTGTGCCACGTATGCCCGCCGTCGTGCGAATGCAGCCCTTGTCCCACGGCTTGCTTATCGATCGAGCGCCCCGCGAGCTGTTCAGCCTTGGCGATTGCAGCCTTAGCGAGCGGCGAGCCCGACACCATGATGCGACGATAGGCGCACGCGTCTGTCACTCCATCGCGCGCTTCGTCGTCGATGCCTTCGAACGCTACGCCGCCGTTCGATCCGACCTTGGCGCGAATGCGGCCGGCTATCAGCCCGGCCGCGAAGCGATCAACAGCGGCGCGCACTTCCGCGATTCGCTCGCTGATCGTTTGCTGCGGCTTTAACTTGGTATCGCAAGGCATGGCGGCTTACTCCTGATCGAATGAGACGACGGGCGCGCGCGGCTCGTCGACGGAAAGCGCGGGAGTGTCAAGATCGAGCGTGCGCGGCGCGACTTCGGAGCGCTCGACTTGCAAGGGCTGTTCGTCAAGGTCTAAAAACGACGTGCGCGCCGCTGCTATCTTGCGCGCCACTTCGCCATCGATCGCGACGGCCGCGACTTCGCCAGCCTTCGCCGCGCGCACAATTTCGCGCGCCGCACGGCGGGCAGCGTCGACGGCGCCCTTAACCTTGTTCGCGCCTTCGGCCGTCAACATTTGCGCAATTTCCTGCGCACGCCGCGCCGCATCGCGCACGGCCGCCGGATCGAGCTTAGTAACGCCCGCTTCCATCGTCGCCAGTATTTGCGCCAGCTCGCCGCGAATCGCGCGCGCCGCTTCTACATCGTCTTGCGCAACACGCCCCGCGATCATGTATACATCGATGCGCGTAATTTTCGCGGTCGCATTAAACGCGTCGACCATTGCGCGCGCTTGCTTCATCGCTTCGTCAAGCTCGCTCGCCTTATCTTCGGGGCACAAGTGTCCGAAGGCTGTCGCCGCGCAAACCTTGCTGACGGTATAGCTTGCTTCGCGCCGCACTTTACCGGCGGCTTCGAATTCGATCGCGTCTGCAATCGTGCGCTCGGTTTCCCATTTAGCGAAGCGCTCGCCTTCGGGCGTTGCATGATCGGAAATAATGTCGCGCTTTGTGTAGCTGACGTTTCCGCGCAAGCTCGTTTTGATTGCGACGAGCAAGCCCGGCCGCAGTGTTGAAGTGTTGAACATTTTGGCGTCTCCGTTTGTCTAGGTTAGCGGCCCGGCTGGTATACCGGACCAGCCCATATTTTCCGGTTTTCCGCAAAGGCTGTCAAGGGGGCACGCTACGCCCGGGCGGGAGCCCTTGGGAGCCCGGGATTTGACCCTATTTGCGGAAGCTCGTACCCTAGCCCGACTATGGATTACAAACAGCTCCTAAAACACTTTGGCGGATCGCTGACGGAGACGGCCGCCGCGTTGCAGCGGCCGACGAGCACGGTCTTTTTTTGGAAAAAGCACGGCATCCCGCGCGGCGTGCAATTCGAAATACAAGTGTTGACCGGCGGGAAGCTCCGCGCGTCGCCCGGCCGCCCGCGCCGCTTCGCGGCTTAGTGCGGCGAAGGGGAGCGCCGCACAGTGGCACGCTGGAGACTGCCCGCCGGCTACGTCGCGCGGCCGGCATACGTCGCCGAGCAGCGCAAAGCGAACGAGCGCGCCAACGCGACGGCCGATGCCATCAAGCTCGCGCCGCAGCCGCCTAAACGAGCCAAGGCGCCGCGCAAGGGGCACGCTACGGCATACCCTGGCGTGCCGGCACTGTTCCGCGCTTGCGGGCTGCCCGAGCCCGTCAGCGAATGCCCGTTCACGCCGCTGCGCGGCTGGCGCTTCGACTTCGCATGGCCGGCGCTGCGCATCGCGCTTGAAGTCGACGGCGGGCTGTTCACGGGCGGCGCGCACGTCAATGCGGCCGCGATCCTTCGCGATCATGACAAGCGCAACGCGGCCGCCGCGCTCGGCTGGCGAATCTTCTACTGCACGCCGCGCACGCTAAAGCACGCTCCCGCCATCATGCGGCAGGCGCTATTGCTCGCAATCATCCATGCGCCTGTCGGCCCGGGATCGCCAACAGCGGAGCAACACGCCGCCGCCGCTCGTCAGCTCGCCGCAAGCGATCGCCCGCCGTGAAAGTGCAGCGATCCGCTGCAAATTGGCGCCAGCTCGCGCAGTGTTTCACGTTCAACAATCAACGCAACGGATACCCCTAGGGATATCCCTACCGGATACCGCAATGAAGCGCCCCGCATTCCAGTTTTATCCGCGCGAATGGCTCGCCGACGTTGCACTTCAAGCGTGCGACTCGGCAACTATTGGTGTATGGATTAACGCGTGTTGCGTTATGCACGATTGCACGCCTTACGGGCACCTTGCGATCAATAATCAAGCCCTGACGGATAGAGAAGCGGCGAGCGCGTGCAAGGTTCCGCTAAAGGTCTACCAAAACAGAATGGCGGAGCTGTTAAGTCGCGGAGTAGCAAGGCGAAACGATGCAGGCATTATCTATAGCGCGCGCATGGTAAAAGACGAAGCGGCACGCGAATATCAAGCAAGTTTCGGCCGCTTGTCATTGAACAATCCGAACGTGCCGCGCCCGAAACATAACGCCCCGCGTAGGGATATCCCCCAAGGTATCCCTACGGGAATCCCTGACAAACCATCCTCTGCATTTGCAGTTGCTTCTATAAATAAAAGCGATGTGATTAGAAGCAACGCAAGCGGCGTGCCGTTGCCCTGGCACGTCACACAACAGGGCATCGTCGCAAAGGCGCAAGCGCTCGGCATCATCGCCGAGCACGACGAAACGCCCGAGCACTTGCGCGATCGAGTGCGCGAGCGATTGAAAAACTTGCAAGGCTGACGGATAACTGCGCACAATCCGCGCATGAAAGCCCGTCGCCAACGCCCCGCAAACGAGCAAGGCGACGCGCAGCCAGCCGCGAAGCTCCCGGCATGGCTCACCGATCCAAATGCAGCAATCCCGCTCGGATACGAGCTGCGGGGCAACGTTCATTGCCTCACGCTAGGCAACGCAAACGAGCCGCGCCCCGTCGTCAAAAGCGCACTGTCGCCGATCGAGCTGCCGAGCGATAAATTGTTAGCCCTGGCCGGCGGCGCCTTCGAAGCGATCGCGCATCAAAAGTGCTCGTTCGCAATGGCGCGCACGATCGCCGAAGGCTGGCGCAAGTGCTACGCCAAGGCGATGCACTGACGCCATGCCCGGCCGCTCGCTGACAAGCCCTGACGACAAGCGACGGAAGCTCGCGGCGCTGTCCGCTTCGCGCCTGCGCACGCCCGCGCCCGCACGCGATGGCGGCGACGCTCCGACGAGCGCCGAGCTGGAGCTTGCGCGAGCCATCATGCGCGAAGTACAAGCGGGCTCCAATGTTGCCGAAGCGTGCGCACGTCGCGAGCTGCGCACGTTCGATTTTTGGGATTGGCTGGCGCGCGCTCCCGTGCTCGTCGTCGAATGGGACAGAGCACAAGCGCATCGAGCGCTTGCGTATGGCGAACAGCCGGTCGGAATCGCTGACGAAGCGCCGATGTTTTACGTCGACAAGGGCGTGCGGCGTATCGATCCCGGCTTCGTTCAATTGCAAAAGCTCCGCATTAATGCGCGCCAATGGGATGCCGAGCGCTTGCAATCGGGGCGCTATGCTCCGCCGTCGACCGCTGCCGATCGCGGCCCGGTCGCTGTTACCGTCGTCGTCGAACGCTTCGTCGTCGGAAGTGCGGAGCGTGCGCAGCAAGGCGAGCAAGTGCCCGACGATGCAGAGCAACGCGAACGGATGCGCGCATGATGCCCGACGCTGACGGTACGCTGCGCATTCGCTTGCCGTACAAGTGGCAGCCGCGCAACTATCAGCTAGGCGTATGGGGAGCCCTGGAGCGCGGCGTAAAGCGCGTCTGTGCGATTTGGCATCGGCGCGCGGGCAAGGATGAATTCGCGTTGCGTTGGACTAGCTGCGCAGCGCACGAGCGCGTCGGAAACTATTGGCATATGTTGCCGAAGGCATCGCAAGCGCGCAAGGCGATATGGACCGCTGTTAATCCGCACAGCGGCGTGCGTCGCATTGACGAAGCATTCCCGCTTGCGTTGCGCGCGACGACGAACGAACAAGAAATGTTCATACGCTTTACGAACGGCTCGACGTGGCAAGTTGTCGGCTCCGACAACTTTAATTCGCTGCTCGGGTCGCCGCCAATCGGGGTAGTCTTTTCCGAATTTTCCCTGGCCGATCCGCAGAGCTGGAGTTTGCTTCGGCCGATCCTTGTTGAAAATGATGGATGGTCGTTGTTTATCACGACGCCGCGCGGTCGCAATCACGCGTACAAAATGTACGATGGGGCGAAGGGCGATCCGAATTGGTTTGTCGAGCTTTTGACGGTCAAGGATACTTGCGCGATCCCGTTGGCGCGGATCGAGCAGGAGCGTCGGGAAATGACGCGGGAAATGGGCGCGGACGAAGCGAATGCGGTCATCGAGCAGGAGTATTTTTGCTCGTTCGATGCTTCCTTCCCTGGTGCTTATTTCGGTGCGCTGATGACGCAAGCGATTGGCGAAGGTCGGATCATGGAGTTGCCGTACGATCCGCGTGGCGGGGTTGTTACGGCGTGGGATATCGGTTTCCACGACAGCAATGCGATCGTGTTCGGGCAGGAAGTCGGGCCGTGGGTGCATTTCATCGATTACATCGAGCAGAGCGGGAAGGGTGCGGATCACTACGCCAAGTTGTTGCGCGATCGGCCGTACGTGTACGACGAGCATTTGTTGCCGCATGACGTTTCGGTGCACGAGTGGGGGAATAACGGCACGTCGCGCAAGCAAGCGTTGCTCGACTTGCAAGTTAGGCCGATTCGGGTCATGCCGAAAACGAGTGTCATGGATCGGATCAACGCAAGCCGGATGATGATTAATCGTGCGCGTTTTGACGCGAAAAAGTGCGAACGATTGGTCGAGTGTTTGCAGCAATATCACAAGGTTTGGGACGATTCGAAAATGATGTGGGGCGATGATCCCGAGCATGATTGGACTTCGCACGGTGCTGATGCGTTCGGCACGTTCGGGCAGGGTTTTCGGGGCTCGCAGAATCCACGGTTGAAGCCGAAGGCTCCGAAAAAAGAGCCGATGGCGCGGGCGTGGGCGGCTGCGGGCAATTCGTGGGCTGGACTGTAGGAGCTGCGCCATGCCGCTGAACAAATCGAAGTCGCCTGCCGCGTTTCAATCGAACGTGCGGGCGGAGATTGCCGCCGGCAAGCCGCCGAAGCAAGCGGTTGCGATTGCGTACTCGGTCAAGCGCGCTGCCGGCGGCTCCGATCCGAAGCCAGCGTCAAAGCCCGCGCCGAAGGCTCGGCGCGATCCTTACGATAAGTGACGAAAGGGAAGCTATGTCGATCGGGCTCGCGTTTTACATTCTGATGTTGCTGTGGCTCGTGTTCGGGTTTTGGCAGTCGTGGGGTCCGACGCCGAATTATCCGATCATCGGCGGCAATCTGTTGCTGTTCGTGCTGTTGCTGTTGCTCGGCTGGCACGAATTCGGAGCGCCGATTCACGGCTGACGCATGGGCAACGGTCCACTGTTGAATTTCCCCGCTGTTCCTGGCACGCCGTTGAATGGCGGGGGTAACGGCTCCGTGCGAGGAGACGACGCGCCCCTTCCGGCGGACTCGGGCGAGCGCCCGGCGCCGGAAGGGAACGTCTCGACTTCGCTCGATCCCGCTGCCGACAAATTCGATCCGCGCGAGTACGGCGACGTAGTTGAACGCGCAAAAGAGCGCTTCGATTATGTGTGTGACGTGGACAGCGAGAATCGCAAGAATCAGGCCGACGATATGAAGTTTGCTTGGGAGCGTGGCGCGCAGTGGCCGGAAGAAAATCGGCGCGCACGCGAGACGGCAAACCCGAAACGGCCCTGGTTGGAATTCAATCAGACCGGCCCTTACATCAAGCGGATCACAAATGAGCAGCGGCAGAACACGCCGGGGCTTACGGCGCGTCCGGTTGGTAGTGGCGCATCGAAAGCGATCGCTAACATCTATTCAGGGCTTATTCGCGATATCGAGTACCGATCGAACGCGGGCTCGGTCTACGACAACGCGCTTGAACAAGCGGCGACGGGCGGCGCGGGATATATGCGAGTCGTGACGGAGTACGAGCGCGAAGATTCGTTCAATCAGTGCATTCAGCTCCGCTCGATTCCGAACGCGCTGTCGGCGTTCCTTGATCCCGATGCGCAGGCGCCCGACAAGAGCGACGCAAAGTACGGCTTCGTGTGCGATTGGATCGATCAGGAGACGTACAAAAAGGAATGGCCGGAAGATAAGCGCAACCCGTCATCGTTCGAAGCGCAGCCGGGCTCGCTTGGCGCTCGATGGTTTAACGGCGACTTGATTTGCGTCGCCGATTACTACGAAATCATCGAGGAAAAGCTAAACCTTGTTCAGCTCTCGGACGGCCGCACGCTTTGGCGCGATCAGTACGATGCGGAGCTGAAAAAGGCGAACGAAACGGCCGCCGTGCCGACGCCGACGCAGCCGTTCGGCGTTTCCGCAATGGCGTTGCCGATGCCGCCGCAGATTGTGAAGGAAGCGGAGCGCACGCGTTGCCGCGTGGATTGGTACAAGCTCTCCGCGAACGATTATCCGCTCGCAAAGTACGAATGGGCCGGCAAGTACATTCCCGTCATCATGGTTCCCGGCGACGAAATCGATATCGACGGGAAAAAGGTACGGCAGGGCGTCATTCGTCGGCTGCGCGACGCGCAGATGATGTACAACTATTGGTTCACGCTCGCGACGGAGCGGATCGCGCTCGCGCCGAAAGCTCCCTACGTCGCCCTGGCCGGCACGTTCGAAGGCCATACCGAATGGGACACGCTGAACACTGACAATCATCCGTACCTTGAATACGAGCCCGTCGAGCTGCCCGATGGCACGTTCGTAACGGCGCCGCCCGCTCGCACCGAGCCGATCCAGCTCGATCAGGGCTTAGTGACGATGTTGCAGCTCTGCTCGCAAAACCTTCGCGATATCACGGGCCAGAAGGATGCGGCGCAGCCGAATCCGAATGTGCCGTGGCGCGCGATCCTGGCGGAGCAGCGCAAAGGCGACTTGGCGACGTTTCACTACGGCGACAATCTCGCGCGCTCGATCACGCTGTTCGGGAAGATTTGCGTCGACTTGATCCCGAAAATCTACGATACGCAGCGCGCGTTGCGCATCATCGATGAAGATGGGACCGACAAGCAAGTAACGGTCAATCAGGCGATGCCGGCGCCGCCGCCGCAGCCTGGAATGCCGCCGCAGCCGGCGCCGCCGCCGATCAACGATATCACGCAAGGCGAGTACGACGTTGTTGTGACGGTCGGCCCCGCGTACGCGACGCGCCGGGTTGAAGCCGCGAACGAAATGCAGCAATTCCTTGAAGCGATGGGGCCGGATAAGGCTTCGTTGATCGCCGATCTGTTCGCGAAGATGACGGATTGGCCGAACGGCATGGGCGACAAAATCGCCGCGCGCCTGTTCATGATGCTGCCGCCGCAAATTCAGCAAATGGAGCAGTCGAGCGACGATCCCCAAGTCGCGGCGATCCGTGGCGCGATGCAGACGCAGCAACAACAGTTTCAACAGGCGATGCAGGGTTGGCAGCAAAAAATCGCGGAAGTCACGCAGGAAAATCAAAAGCTCAAATCGCAGCTCTACGTCGAACAGACCGAAACGGCCGGCGCCAAGCTCAAGGGTGCGCAAGCCGCCGCTGCGGCCGATCGTTCCGTCGAAATTCAGCGCATGGAGACGCAAGACACGCAAATTCATGCCGCGATGGATGCGAAGGAACTCGCGGCGAAGATCACGCAAGACAAGCTCGACGGTTTCATCGATTTTATGTCTAAGGTCGTCGTTCCGCTGCTCGTTGCGCAGCAAAAGCAAACGGCGCCGGTCGGTCCCGAAGCTGAACAAATTGCGGGCGAGACGAGCCCGGGAGCCTAACGCATGAAGATCGACAATTTCGTACCCGCCGGCCCGAACAAGTGCATTACTTACGTCGTGGGCGTCGGAGCTGTATCGGCGGCGTTGCCTTTGGGCGGCGCATCGCTGGAGCTGTCGAACGCCGGCACGGCGATCGTGTTCATCGAGCTTGGCGATGCGCAAGTGGCCGCCGCTACCGTGGCGGGCTCGTATCCGATTCTGCCCGGCCAATCGAAGGTTATCGATCGCAAGCAAAACGACACGACGATATCGACGATCAGCGGCAGCGCCGCTCAATCGTTGATCGTCGCGCCCGGGATCGGGAGCTGACGATGTTACGGGGATCAGGCGGGGTCAATCCTGGCGTGCCGATCGCGCAGCAGTCGACCGACATTTCCGGCACTCCTGGCAGCGGCGTAATGAACACGCCGAGCGGTCGCTTCGCGTTTCCGGCGGGGCAGGGCGCGGCCGGGCTGACGTTCAACTGTTCGCTTTGCTTGGCGACGAGCAAGATCAATATACAAGTGGAGACGCACGACGGCACGCTTACAAGTTGCTCCGTGCAGCCTTCGAATGGATCGTTTACCGTGTTCGGCAATGCCAACGCGACGGGTATAACCGTCTGCAATTTTACATTGGTCAGTTAGTAGGCCGATCCGCAGTCGATCGGTTTTTGCAATCGCCCGGGGCTGTTAGTCGGGCGCAAATCTGAAAGGGCATTATGACAACCGAAATTCGAAGTGTTGCACTCGGCGTACCGCAAGTGTTTCGCGCGCCGCAAGGTCGCTCGTTCATGACGATGCCGGCCGGCGGAGCTGGCGGCGGCACGATCGGCCTGGAATGGTCGAACGATGGCGTCAACTATCTGCCGGCGCCGCAGGGCGTCTCCGTCAACCCGTACTCGTTCAATCCGCTGTCGGTCAACATTCAGCAAGCCGGCTTCATTCGTGCAACGGCGGGGATCGCGGCCGGCGCAGTGGCGGCGATGGACGTTATGCAGATTCAAGGGCAATCGTTCCGCCAGCCGGAAATCTGCACGATCGGCACGCCCTGGACGGCACAAGCGACGGTGACGACGGAGCAATTGCTGTTCTCGGTGCGCATTCCGGCCGGGATGCTCCTATCGAACTTCGTCGCCGAGCTGGACTTCGAATTTTCGGCGAGCAACAACGCGAACGTCAAGACGCTGAAAGCGTACATGGGTCCGACCGGCAACGCCGGCACGGCCCTGGCGTCGGTCGCGATCACGTCGTTGCTGAACGGCCGTATCGAAATCACGGCGCGCGGCCAGAACGATTTTGTAACGATCGTCGGCGGTTCGGTCGGCTCGGGCACGGGTCAAGGCGGCGGCGCGGTTGCGCTCGTCTCGACGACGGTTGCGAGCTGGCAGAGTGCCGAGCAAGAGTTGTGTCTGACGCTCACGAAGGCGACGGCTGCCGACGTGGTTTCGATCAACCGTATGCAAGCGCGGTTGTTCCAACAGTAGAAAGTTTGGGAAGCGGCGAGCGCGACAGCGCAGTACCAAGCAGCGCTCGCCGTTTTCCAATTCACGACGAAAGGTAACTTGTGCCACCCGATCTAATGCTGCCGGGAATTACTGACGCCGGCACGGCTGCGCCAGCGCAAGGTGACGGAAGCTCGTCGCCCGCGCCGGATAACACTTCGGGGCAGCCAGCGACCCCCGACGCATCTTCGCGCGCAGCGGAGCCTTCGGCCCCTACCGACGCCGCGCCCGACGCGAACGCCGACGATCAAGGCGATCAACGCCCCGATCGCCCGCGCCGCACTCGGGATAATCGGATAGATCAACTGACGACGGGATTGCGCGAAGCACAGCGCAACGCAGAGCGCGTCCAAGCGCAAAACGATTTGCTGATAAGGGCGGTGCTTGAAGGTCGCATCGCTCCGCAGCAAGCCGCAGAGCGCGCGGGCGTTACGGGCGACCTTGTAGCTCCTGACGAGTCGAAATACACCGATTGGCGTGCATACAACCGCGATCTAGCGAAGTATGAAGCTCGCATGGAGGTACGGGAACAGCTCACACGCGCAGCGCAGCAACAGCGCCAGCGATGGGAGCAGGGACAGACGCAACACGCGGCGACGCAGCGCGCGGCGGCAACCGAGCAATTGCACGGCGTTTTGAGCGTGCAGATGCAGGAAGCCGCAGCGCGATATCCCGATTATGTCGACGTTATCAGCGAAGGCGGCGGCGACGAGCTGCCCGTCAACGTCGAAGCGGCGATGGCGGTAACGGGATTCGGCGGCGACATTGCGTACTACCTTTCGAAACACCCGCAAGTCGTGCGGCAGCTCGCACGATTGCCCGACGTTGCATTAGGCAATCAGATGGCAGTCATTGCCAACTATATGCGCACGAACGCCGTCGCTATCTCAAACGCGCCGGCACCCGGGCGACCGGGCGGAAGTCGTGGCTCTGCACCCGCAGGATATCCCGAGAATGCAACACCCGAGCAGCATCTTGCTTGGAAAAAGCGCTCGGAAGCCGCGCAAGGCAAAGGAAGGTAAAACGCTGTGGCTAATCAAATCCTCACGCCGGTAATGATAACGAACGAAGCCGTTATCGTGCTGGAGAATCAATGCAACGGCGTCCGCTTTTTCGACTCGTCCTACAGCGATGAATTCGCGAAAGACGGCGCGAAAATCGGCGCAGTGCTGAACGTGCGCAAGCCCGCTCGGTACAAAGGGCGTCAAGGTGCGACGCTCGCTGTCGAAGATCAAACGGAAACGATGGTCCCGCTCGTGCTGACGACGCAATTCGGCGTCGACGTGCAATTCACGTCGCAGGACTTGACACTTTCGTTGCAGGACTTTTCGAAACGCGTGCTGATGCCGCAAATGGCAGTGATTCGCAATCGTGTCGACTTCGATTGCTGCCTGCAAGCGCAGAACACGCCGAACGTCGTCGGCATTCCTGGCACGCCGCCAGCGACGTTGAACGCGCTGTTGTCGGTCAAGCAAAAGCTGTTGGAAATGGGCGCGCCGGATGACGGCCAGCTCTATCAACTGCTCGGGCCGGCTGCAAACACGTCGCTGATCGGCGGGCTGTCGACGCTGTTCAACGCGCAGACGCGGCTCGCGGAGCAGTACGAAAGCGGCATCATCGCCGATGCGGCGGGGCTGAAAATCGCCCTGGATCAAAACACGATGACGCAAGTTGTCGGCCCGCTCGGCGGCTCGCCGGTTATCAACGGCGCGGGGCAAGGGCAATCGTCGGGTTGGGCGTACTCGCAAAATCTGCTCGTGAACGGCTGGACGGCGGCAGCGGCGCCACGGCTGAATGCGGGCGACGTGTTCACGATCGTAGGCGTGTTTGCGGTCAACCCGCAAAACCGTCAGAGCACGGGCGCGTTGCAGCAATTCGTCGTGCAAGCGAACGTGTCGAGCGATGGTACGGGCGCGTCGGTTATCCCGATCGTTCCCGCGATCATCTTCGGCGGGCAATTCCAGAACGTGACGAACGCGCCGACTTCGGGGAACGCGATCACGGTATCGGGAGCTGCCAACGCGAATCTGCCGCAAAATCTCGCGTTTCACAAGTCGGCATTCACGATCGCATTCGCTGATCTGATTCTGCCGAAGGGCGTCGATATGGCGGAGCGGAAGGTGTACAAGAAAATCAGCCTTCGCGTGATTCGCGCATACGATATCAACAACGACAGATTCCCGTCGCGGACTGATGTGCTGTACGGCATCAAGGCGGTTTATCCCGAGCTTGGCGTTCGACTCACAAACTGATCGGGGCGCGTGTTTCATGGTCTTGCCCGGGGAGCGATCCCCGGGATTTTTCGGAGAAAAATCGTGGGCCTGGAAAGTTTGTCGAAAATGTCGGACGAGGAATACAAGCGGCTGTCGCCGCAAGACCTGATGGCGTACAACCGTCAGATGCCCGAAACGGATTACAGCAAACCCTACCTTCACAAAGCGTATCCGAAGGCAAAGTATCAGCTCCGCGAGCTGCCCGGCGGCGTGCGCCGTCTCGTCTCCGTCGAAGTGGCGAGCGCCGAAGCCGAAGCGAAGCTCGTCGGCGATTGGCGCGACAATCCTACGGCGTGGGGAATTGTCACGCATCCCGAATCCGATCCGGTTGCGCGCGAGACGGGCTATTCGTTCGACGTGAACGATCCGATCGCGCCGCAAGTCGCGCACACGCCGCAGCCTGACGGCGTTCCGCCGGGCACGGGCGAGCCCGCGCCGAACGATGATCCCGACAACGCGCCAGTGCGCGAGCCGGGCGACGATGACGAGGGCAGCGGTGCTACCGCTCGGCCCGCGCGTCGCCGTTAAGCGTGGCATTGGCGAACGTGTACGTCCGTCCGGTATTGTCATTCCGGCGCCCGATACGCGCGACTCGTTTTGCGGGGAAATTCTCTCCGTAGGCAGTGCGCATCGCGTTCGCAACAAGCGCTTGCCGCTTGAAGTCAAGGCGGGGCAGCGCATCGTCTATTCGTCGCGCGTCGACTCGTTTCAAGTGGGCGACGATGATGTAGATATCGTCGACGAAAATTCCATCATCGGAGTTATCGAATGACGACAGCGACGACAACTGCCGGCGAAATTATCACTGACGCATTCCTGTTCGCTGGCATCGGCGATCAGTACAACCCGCTCGACGGCACGACGGCCGCCGCAGCGCTGCGCAATTTGAACGATCTGATCGACAGCGTAAGTACCGAGGAAATGACAATCTTCGGCTACACCGAAGGCACGATCGCGCTCGCTGTCGGCGTCTCCCCGATTCTCGTCGGCCCGGCGCAAGGGCTCGGCGTTCGCCCCGCCAGCGTCGCGGCCGTCTCCATCGTCGACTCGGGCAGCGTCACGCATCCGGTCGCAATCATCGGCCCGCAACAGTACGCCGATATTGTGTATCTGCCGGCGCCTGGACGGCCCGAATCGCTGTACAACGACGGCGGCGCGCCCGTGTCGAATTGGTATCTGTGGCCGAAGCCGGCCTTTGTCGGAGACGTGCTGCACGTTTGGTACTGGTCGCAGATTCCGCAGTTTTCGGCGCCGACGAATTTGCTCGTCTCGCCGCCCGGGTATTCGCTGTTCCTGAAAACGTCACTCGGCGCGCTCGTCGCGGCGATGAACGGCCGCACGCTCACGCCCGACAATCAGAAGATCATGCGCACGGCGCGCAACAATGCGCGTCGCCTATCGAATCAGCCCAAAGTGTTGCACCTTGACGTGCCGATGCCGAGCGCGCCCTGGTTCAACATTTACACCGGAGGTCCGCTGTAATGCTGTCGAGCAATCTACCGTTTCGCCCGATTCAGGATATCGTCGTCTGTCGCAAGGATCACACCGAGCGATTGACGGCGGCCGGCTTGCTGATCCCGCACGTCAACGATCCAGACCGGCAGGAAAGCGACGAGCGCGACGTAGCCGAAGTGCTCGGCGCGGGCGAAGGCAAGCTCCTGGCCGATGGAAAGCGCCGGCCTATGAGCGTACACGTCGGCGATCGCATCATCTTCGGCCGCAACAAGGGCCAATCGATCCGGCTGAACGAGCTGGACTATTGCGTGTTGCGCGAGGAACACATTATCGGGCGCCTTACCGACGACGGCTTCGAACCGTTGAACGGCGTTATCGCCGCGCAGCCGATCCACGAGGAAAGGGAGCTTGATTCCGGCGTGATTCTCCCGCAGTCGGTCGACGATCGCGACGAAGCAATCGTCGTCGCGGTCGGCCCCGGCGATATCGGCGACGACGGCGAGCTGGAGCCGACGACGGTGCGCGTCGGCGATCGCATCCTGTACAACGTTCGCATGGGCGAGCCGTTCCGCCACGGCGAGCGCGAGCTTGTCGCGATGCGCGAAAAGCATATCGTGTGTGTCGTGGAGCGTGCCGACGATGCCTGACGGCGCACAAATCGTCCCGCTGTTCGGCACCGGCTTTTTCCGCAAGTCGGCGAACGTCGTCGCGCAAACGCTCGTCAATATGTACCGGGAGCCGCAACAGCCGACGCCTGACGGCACGCCGATGGCGTTCTATGGCACCGTTGGCAAGACGCTGTTCGCCGCGATCGGCGCGCTGCCGTCGCGCGGCGCGCGGCAAGTCGGCCCGTTCTTTTTCTTTTCGGTGCACGGTAACACGCTCTACTCGATCAATTCGGTCGGCATCTATACGCCGATATTCCCGACGCTGCTATCGTCGAACGGCCGCGTCGATATGACGGATAACGGCTCGCAGCTCCTAATCGTCGACGGGCTCGCCGGCTACGTGCTCACGCTGGCAACTATGGCGCTCGTGCGCATAGCCGATCCCGACTTTCCGATTCATCCAACAACGTGCACGACGCTAGGCGGCTACGGCATCGTCGACAACAACGATGCGCGCGTCGGTCAATTCAATTGGTCGTCGCAGTACGATTATTCGACGTGGGACGGGCTGGACTTCGCCAACGCCGAAGGCAATCCCGATCCGCTCGTGCGCGTATTCGCCAATGCCGGCGACTTGTATCTGTTCGGCACCGTCTCGACGGAAGTATGGTCGCTGTCGGGCGATGCCGCGATTTTCCGGCGCGTTGGCGGCGCCGCGATGGAATGGGGGCTCGCCGCCGTTTGGTCGCTCGACAAATTCTCCGATACGGCGCTCGTGTTCCTTGGCAAAAACAAGCTCGGACAAGTGCAGCCGATTCAAGTCGTCGGATATAACACGAAGATTCTCGTCGACTTGTCCGTACCGAGCGGCCCTGATGTTGCCAACGATATCAATTCGCGCGTGCCGGCGAGCGCGACAGGCTACGCGTACGTGCGCGACGCGCACACGTTCTATCAGCTCAATTATCCCGATCGCTCGTATCTGTACGACGCGCTTTCGAATTCCTGGCAGCTATCGCAAAGCGGACTGACGCCAGCTCGCGACAACGGCGAAGTGCGCGTCGAAATGTTCGGCGTTCCCTACGTCTCCGACTTCGCGAATGGCAATTGGTACGCGCAATCCGATTCGGTCTATACCGACAACGGCAACCCGATCCTTCGCGAAATCACGACGCGGCATTCGATCGCGAATCTCGCGCGCTTCGCGGTCAACGAACTGTTTATCGAATTCGAACCGGGCGTCGGGATCGCTGTCGGGCAGGGCTCCGATCCGCAAGCAATGTTGCAATGGTCGAAAGATGGCGGGCAAACCTTCGGCGTCGAAGTGTGGCAGCCGATCGGACAGATGGGGCAATATCTCAATCGCTGCGTGTGGCGCAATCTCGGCATCGCGCGCGATTGGGTTTTCCGCTTGCGCATTACTGATCCGGTCAACGTCGTCATTATCAACGCCGGGATGATCGTATCGTGATAGTCGATCCCGTCTCGAAACAGCTCGACCAATACACGGGCGGCGACAAGCGCTCGCTGTTGCAGTTGCTTAGTCAATTGCGGCAAGGCGTCAATCACGCCGACGCGAGCTTCACGAGCATTTACAACGTGCTCGATTATGGCGCCGAAGGCGACGGCATAACCGACGACACGGCCGCGTTTCAAGCGGCTCACGATGCAATGTCGGTATTCGGCGGCATCGTGTTTGCGCCGGCCGGCACGTACGCGATCGGCGGCACGGTAACGTTTTCTAAGCCGATGACGTTCATGGGCGTTGGCATCGGCTCGACGATCATCAAGGCGACAGTCGGGACGGGCGACGTGTTCCTGATGACGGGAGCGCGGCAGCGCTTGACCGGGTTTCAAATTCAGGCCGGCGTGCCGCAGACAGCCGACGCTTATGTTCATTATTCCAGTACAGCGTCAGGGCAGATGATCGACCATTTTTATTTGGACGGTTGGTTTCGCGGCATTTTGTGGGACGGCATCGCGAGGCTCTACGCTGATCGTGGGTACTTATTTAACGGAGTGACTAACACCGGATTCGGCATTTTAATAAATGCCGGCAACGATTTTCGGCTGGCGTTCCTTTCGATGGACGGCCCGGCGCCGCAACTGTCGCAGGCCGGGATAGGAATGTCGATACAGAACGCAACGAATGTCGTCGTGCAGAGCTGCGTTATCTTGCATCATACGAACGGCATTGCGTCGACGCCGGGCAACGGGCAAGCGTTACTAAACGTGGAAATTCTCGATTGCTTGATCGACGGATGCGGCACGCGTGGCATCATCTTGCGCCCCGTTGTCGCGTCTACCGGCTCGATCGCGCGCGTTCGCATTGCGGACTGCACAATGTCGAATTCGATCACGCAACACGGAATCATACTCGACTCGCGCGGCGGCACGATGAATAGCGTCGACATTGTTAATTGCCAATGTATGAACAATGTACTCGACGGGATTCAATTGCTCGGGATCGGCAACGCTAAGGACGTGCAAGTGCTCGGCGGGGAATACTCAAACAATCGCGACGGAATCCGCTTCGGCGACGGAGCGGTAGGCGTAACCGATTTTTCAGTGATTGGCATTCGTGGCACGGGGAATACCGGATACGCCGTGAATGTCAGCGTCGCCGCCTGCACAAACTATCGCGTGCTCGACAACGACGGGCGCGGCAACGGCATAGCAAACATTTTCGACGCTGGCGTGGCGCCTAAAGTCGTGGCGAATAACCTATGACACTCGCGCTATTCGATCAAACGTTGGACATGGGCGCGGACCTGAACACGCTCGTCGTCGACGCTGCGCAGCCGCACGGCTTTCGTTTCGGGCTCGGCGGCATAACGCGGATCGCGGAAGTCATCGCTCCTGGCGGCACGTCGACGGCTACCTTCGCGTCGATCCCCGCGACGTTCCGCCACTTGCTGATGCTGTACATGGGGCAGGATACGAATGCGGGCGGCGCGGGCGTATTCGATATGCACGTCAAAATCAACGGCGATGCGGTCGCGGCGAATTACACGAATTCGCAACAGCTATCCGGCAACGGGGCGGCGGCTGCCGCTGCCTCACAAGCTCCGAGCGTGCTCGGCGCGTTGTGCGGCGTATTGGCCGGCACTGTAGCGAGCGCAATCGCTGTCGGCGGCGGCGCGGTTTTCTTTCCCGGCTACGCTAACACTTCAATTGCCAAGTTTGGTATCGAGGTATCCGGGCTCGCCAATCTGGCGGCCGGCGTCGGCATAACCGAAGTGCGTAGCTTTTCGTGGAAGTCTCTCGCCGCGATCAATTCGCTTGTGTGGACGGGCAGCGGAACAGCCTTCGCGGCCGGCTCGCAATTCACGCTGTTCGGAATCCAATGACGACGCTCGCCGATCTGTTGAAGCCGCAGTACACGCCTGGATTCGGCGCCGGCCCGGCGACCGGGCTCGATCCGGCTATCGCGTCGCAGTTGTTTCAGTACGTCGGCAAGAGCGACGCGGACACGCAACTGCTCGATCCGAAAGTAAAGCAACAACTGATCGATGCCGGGTTGCTGCAATCGATCACGGAAGGCGGCGCCGAAGGCGGCGACCCGCAACAATTCTACGAACTCGGGGCCAACGCGCCGACGAATTTTTCCGGCCACATTTCCAGAATCGACAATACTCCCGAAGCGCAGCGCCTTGTGAGCCCGACGCAAGTGCAGGGCATGGGCGAAAAGCTGTTCAATCCGAACATGGTTGTCCACGATCCGACGTTCGGCGACTTGACGATGCAGGGCAACGTCGATCCGAACGAATCGACGTTCAGCAAGATCGGTTGGAAAGTCGGATCGATGGCGCCCGCGATTCTCGCCACGGTTATGTCGAGCGGAATGATGGCGCCCATGCTCGCGGAAATGGCGGGCTCGGGCGGCGCGACAGCGGGCGCGATGATCGGCGGGCAGACGCTATCCGATATTGCCGGCGGCGCGATCGCGCAAGGCGGAGCTGCCACGGCTGGCGACTTGCTCTCCGGTTTGCCGTCGTGGGTTACGTCGCAAGTGCCGGGCGCGGTGCGCGGCGGCATAACGTCATTGGGAAGCAACGACGGCAAATTCAATCCGCTCGGCACGCTGTTGTCTCTCGGCGGCGCGGGGCTCGGGCAGCTCGGCGTGCCGTCGTGGTTGACGCCGACGCTCGCCGCTGCAATGCGTGCGAACAAAAACCCGATCGGCGCAGCGACTTCGCTCGCGCAGATTTTCGGAAGGGGTGGACAATGAGTGACGGCAGCGGCGGTTTCCTGAACGGCATCGATCTGTCGCACATGAGCGACGAGGATTGGTCGAATTTCATGAATCGACTAAACACGCCGAATCTCGACTTGACGAGCGGCACGCAGGGCATGGGCGATCGCGGGCTAGGCACGACGGACCCGAGCTTGTCGGACGGCACAGGCACGCTATCGCCGGATGAAATTTCATTGCTCAATGCCGGCGGCGTCGGCTTCGGTGCGCCGGGGATAGCGCAAGGCAGCGGCGCGCTGCCGAGCGGCGGGCTCGGCTCGATCCTGAAAGCGCTCGGGCTCGGCGACGGCAGCGGCGGAATGAATATCCCGTTGCTGTTGTCACTGCTCGGCGCTGGAGCTGGCGGCCTATTGAGCAAAAGCGCAACGTCGAAAGCAACCGATCAAATCCTGTCGTCGATCAAGGACGCGAACACGCAAGCGACGAACATACTCGGCCCTGGCGGCGGCGCGCAGCAAGCGTTGCAACCGTACATGACGAGCGGAGCTGCGGCGATACAAGCGGCGCCCGGCATGATCTATAAACCGCCTGGATCGCAATTCAGCAATCCGCTCAATGCCCGTGTCAATCTGCCGCCGGTTTCGCTGTCGTCAATCATGCGCTCGTCGGCGCTGCCGAAAGGAAGATAAGCCATGCCCGCACTCAATCAGATTTATCGTCGCTACCCGTATCAGAACGGCGCGAACGATCCGAACACGGGCGGGCTGCCGCAGTATGCGCCGCCGCCGGGCACGACGCCGCAGGGCGCAGCGCCGAGCGGCGTCACGCTGCCGCCGCCGAATCCGACTAATCCGCCGCCCGGCTACCGCTACGCCGATCCTGGCATTCCGGCCGCTGGCGGCGATCCGGCGACCGATCCGAATTGGTTTAACCCTTCGTGGTTCAACTCGCTCAATGCGTCGCAGCCGTTCACTCCTGGCGTGACGCCGACGAGTCACACGTACGCCGCGAACGATTGGCGCAATCCGCAGACGTTTGCGGGCTATCAAGCGCAGAGCGCCAACATGGACCCGGCGCAAAAGTATTTGTTCGCGATGGCGAATCGGATTCCGCCCGCGAATCTTGGGCTGTCGCCGGGGGAAATCAATACCGCCGAGCAAGGGCTGATGGGCTACACGATGAACAAAAATACCGGACAGATAACCGGAGTGAACGGGCAGCCTGTCGACCCGAGCCAAATGCTCTCGATCATGAATACGCAACTCGGCGGCGCGCCTGGAGCTGATGCAGGATCATTTTTCCAATGGCGCAACGGACAAGCCGGCACGTTCGATCCGTCGACATTCACGCCGCAAGATTTTGGGTTGCCCGGCACGGCCGCCGAGCGTCGTCAGCAAGCGATCGCAGCCGGCGGCGGCCCTGGCACGAATCGCGGCGCGTGGAATACCGGCGATTGGGGCGGCGGCGCTCGCGCGCAACCGCAAGAGCTTGGCGGCATGGCCGGCAGCGGCGCGGGCGGAGCCGGCAACGGTGCGGGCGTCGGTACGCTCGACACGAACGGGATCAACTTCGCGACGGCGGGCGGCAACGATCCGAACAATCCGTACTCCGTCGCGAATTATCTCGATCCATCGATGGGCTTTCAAATGAATCAGGGCTTGCGCGCGCTCGGATCGAGCGCGGCGGCCGGCGGGCAGACGTTCAGCGGGAACACGTTGAAGGATATTCTCGGTTACTCGCAAGGGCTCGCGTCGACCGCGTACAACAGTGCGGCGGATCGAGCTATGGCGGATCGCAGCTTTGGGTACGGCGTGCAAAAAGACTCGCAGACGATTCCGTTTTCGCAGGAAATGCAGCTCGCCGGGCTCGGCACGCAAAACAACGCGATCAATGCCGATCTTGCGAAGTCGCTTGCCGGCCTGATATCGGGGAACACGATCGCGGGCGGACAAGCTGCCGGCGCCGGCACGATCGGCGGCAACAACGCGATCACGCAAATGCTGTCGAGCATCTTCGGCAATTTGCAGAGCAATCAAACGCTGCAACAAATTCTCGCGCGAGCTGGCGGCACGCCGGCCGCGTCGACGACAGGCTGATGCCATGCCCGATTACGGTTTTCTTTTGGGAGCAAAGCCGGTCGAGCTGCCGAATCCGCTGGAGCTGGCGACGAAGGGCGCATCGCTCGCCGGGCTGATGCAGAACGTCGACTTGGGCGCGCTGACGCTGGAGCAAAAACGTCAGATGATGGCGCTCTATCAAGACCCGCGTTACTTGACGATGCTATCGAGCATGGTCGGCGGCGGCGCTCCTGGCGGGCAAGGCGGCGGCGCTCCTGGCTCGCCCGATCTATCGGTGCTCGGCAGTTATCCCGCTGCGGCCGAAGGCGCGCTCCAAAACATTTTGAAGATGCGCGTCGAAGGTGCGGCGGCAACGGAGAATCTTGCGCGCGCCGCAAACTACAATCAAGACGTGCGCGATAAGCGGCTCGCAAAGGTTGCCGACGCAGCGTACGAAGTGGCGCAGAATCCGACGCTGCCTTCGATAACGTCGCTCGTGCACGCGCACGAATTCGCCGGGCTCCAGCCTGGAGACTTCGGCAACGCACCGACGACGTTGGACCCGGCGGCATGGCAGAAGTGGGCGGGGCAAGTGTACGGCTCGCTGTCCGACGCGAAGATACGCGCGCAGACGGCTAAAGACCTTGCCGAAACGGCCGTCATTCAGCCGAAGCTCGCCGTCTCGCAACAGGAAGCGAACACCGGACAGGCGAAGCTCGCGCTCGATATGGCGAAGTTTTACAAGGGCGAGCCGTTTCAAGACCCCGACAGCAAGCAATGGTTTTTGCGCGTTCCGAATGCCAACGGCGCCGGCTTTACCATCAAGCCCGTTCCGATGGGGCCGAACGATCAGGGCACGACGCCGAGCGCTGCGCCGCCGGCAGCTCCGAGCGGCACCGTCGTTGCGCAATTGCCGAAGGGCTTTACGCCGAACATGAGCGATCAGCAAATCGCGACGGCGCTAGACGCTGCGCGAGCTGCGGGAAAAACATCGTTCAGCGCGACGGGCACCGACATAAACGGCAAGCCGGTTACGATCACTGTTCCCGTGACGGCCGCCGCCGACATTTCGCAGAACACGTCGACGCCGGCAGCTCCCGCTAAGACCGGGCCGGATTATCGCGAAAAGGAATTGGTAACGTCGTCAAAACCGCAAATGGAGCACATGATTGCGCAAGCGCAATCGGCCGCGACGATGAAGGAAATGTTGCTCGATATGCGCAAGCAAGAGGCAGCCGGGATTTTTTCGGGAGGAATTGCGGGGCAACAATTTTTCCGCAAGCTCGCGAACGTCTTGTCGCCGTTCCTATCGCAAGAGCAAATGCAAAAGCTCGCGAACACGCAAGCGTGGCAGGCTGGCACCGGGCAAGTTGTTGCGCAAGCCGTATCGCAATTCGCCGGGAGCCGCGTCGCTGCGCGGGAGATTCCATTTTTCGAAGGCATCAAGCCCGAGCTGTTGCAAACCGCGCAAGGCCGGGCCGAAATCTATCAGCATCTTTACAACGTCAGCGATCGGCTGCAACAGCAAGCGGAGCAAGCCGGCGCGCACATGGCGAATCCGGCGAACACGGCGGGGCTCGCAACGTTCCGCCCCGACTTCAAGGATCGGCCGTTGCCGCCGATCCAGCTCGATCAAAAGCCGAATCCTAAAACGTGGAAAGGCGGCGATATCATCGATGATGCGACCGGGCAGCGGCAGCGCGTCGTGAATGGCGCCTGGACGAACGTGGGCTCGGCCCTTTCGGATCAGGTTCCGCAATGACGTACACCGTCGTAACTCCAGACGTCGCCCCGGCTGCCGGCGGCACCTTCACGATCGCGCCGCCCGACGCTTCGGCGCCGGCCGCGCCGTCGCCCGGCGATCGCCCGCCAGCTTGGGCGATGGGGCTCGCCAGCCTGACGGGGATCGACCCGAGCTTTTTCAGCGTCGACACGCTGAAAGCGCTTGCCCGGCAGGGCGGTTTAACGGGCCGTATAGCCCTTGAAGGGCTCGCCAGTATCACGGACCCGATCAACGCCGCTGTAGGGCTGCCACGGGCCGCAGACGTGACGGGCAAGGCATTGACGAAGGCGGGCGTACCGGAGCCCGAGACGGACGCCGAAAAATTCGTCCACGACACGGGGCGGGCGATCGTGCCCGTCCTAGCGACGGCTGGCACGGGCGGCGTCATGCAGGCGGCGGCGAGCCCCGTCGTTCGCGGCGTAGGCTCCGCGCTCGCCGCCAACCCTGGTACGCAGCTCGCGGCGTCGACGGCGGCCGGCGCCGCCGGCAGCGTCGGCGAGCGGCAGCTTGAATTGAGCCCCGCGCAAAATCTGTTCTTTTCCCTGCTCATGGGTACGGCTGTTCCGCTCGGCGGCACGGCCGCATCCGAAATCACAAAGGGCGGCGCTCGCGCGTTGCAGGCTGCGGTGCGGCCGTTCACCGAAGGCGGCCAGAAAACCGCGATCGGCCAACTGCTCAATCGCTTTGCGACGGATAAGCCGACAGCGCTCGCCGGGATCGAAGGCGCCCGCGAATTCGTGCCTGGATCGATCCCGACGACGGCCGAAGCTGCCGGCGATATCGGGCTCGCCGGATTGCAGCGTGGATTGCAGAACACGCCCGAAGGCTCGGCAGCATTCACGGCGAAGGCGAACGCGCAGAACAAGGCGCGACTCGACTATCTGACGCGCACGGCGAAAACGCCGGAAGATTTGGCGGCGGCGATCGCGGATCGGCAGGCGCAATCCGATGCCGACTATGGCGCCGCGTTCGGAGCTGGCGGGGAGATTGGACCGAAGGCGAATCGGATGCTGAATGCGGTACTCGATCGCCCCGCTGTCATGCAGGCATGGAAAGAAGCGGAGACGATGGCCGCCAACGCCGGCATGAAG